GGCTTTAAGAATTGGTGACGTATCACTTTTTATTCCAGTCTAGAACTGTACGATGTTTTTTCCAAAACCAGTTGCCTACACGAGTAAAGGGCTTGCCACAATTTAGCAAACCCAGTGCAAGGTAATTAGTCAAACAGGGACGGATAGCCCTCATTTGTGATGTCATCCAAAGCTTGAAGCCTACTGTTAGCTTCTTCCCAGCTTCCAATAGCTTTGTCCATTTCTTCAAGAAGGTCAGGATGCTCCCCAATAGCTGCTGGATTTTGGAAGTAATTTGTGAGAGTATATTTTGCACTTTTTTTCTGTGCCTCATATCTGTAACGCAGTGCGTCTATTGCAAGTTGTTTCATAGTATTCCCTTCAAAAGTATTATATACGAATTTTGAAGTTTAGTCAAGAATTTAATTAATAAGGGCAGATGCAGTGGAAACCATTAACGCTATCAAGAGTCCAATACCGATTGCAAAAACCATCACTATCAGAGCCGCTACTTTGATGTTCTCCATCATTTCTTCTTGTTTTAGGATTTCTGCTCTTCGGGCTGCTGCTGCAGCTTCCTTTGCAGCCTTGATACGGTTGGCTCGTTCAATAACTATGCCCTTCCAAGTTCCCGGCCCAAACCGCATATCAACCATCGTAGCTACTTCTTGAAGTTTTTCTGCAGCGATACGTGCATCAATCACATCACGAGCAACAGTATCTACGCCGAACTGGTCACCAATACTTACGTTACCCGCTTTTTTGTTGCGGATTTGTTGTACCTGTTTTTCGCCCTCAAACAGATTATCTATGTAACCTGCTATATCCCCGATGTCGTTGGCGGTTCCTATTGCAGATTTGATACCATCTACGGCACTCTTCACAAGGGCTATGCCTGCGAGTGTTTCTGCAATCATTAGGTTACTTTCGTTTTGGTTGTGGTTATTCTACTATACGAACTATATAGTTAGAACCATCAGCATTTCTGGATACTTCTACAGTTTTATTTTCACAGGAGTACCGTACTGTCTGGCTTTTCTTATACAAGTTCCTTTCTATGGTTCTTTTAGCTTTTAGGCATTTTGATATCTTTTCAAATGCTGTGTGTTCAGAAACGTCACCGCCCATATACAAGATAAGAGTTATGGTTTTAATGATTTCCATTTCTTAGTTTCTCTAAGTTTTCTTCTAGGGCGTTTAATCGCTTCTCGTAGAACTCTAGGGTTAACTTCTGCTGCTGGTCATATGGGGCTTTACCCTCATCTATTTGCGTAGACAAATCATCTAACTCATTTGCCAGATGTTCAATAAGCATAAACTGTTCGCTGTCTGCTGGCAAGCTACCCATGTCACCTCTGGGCCATTTAATACGAAACTCTGTGTTCTGTTCTAAGTCTGACTTCATCATAGTGATGTTAGTTTCTAATTGATTTAGACGTTCTATAATACCAAAGTATGCCCACGTTGCTACAGATGCAGCAGCTACCATGCTTATTATGTTACGTAAGGGTAGCGCAACTTCGGTATTCTCACTTAGCTTTGTAGCCATTACTCAATACCTAGCATCCTAGATAAACCAAATACTTCTAACAACATGAATGTAAAGAACAACAGAAGAATACTTCCTGCTATAAGCTTGCCGCTAAAGTTTGTTGACCCTATTCGGATAGCAATAAACTCGTTACCCAATATCCTTAGTATTAGTTCAAAACTGTTTTCCGTGATGCTAACGGCTACGGGCTTTTCTGTATCAGTCATTCTCTTTATCCATTTTAACACAGAAACAAGTTGCATCAGGATTGTCGAACCCGTGTTCAGTTACAGCTACGTGACAGTGGGAAAGCCACTTGTGGGTAGAGTGTACAGCAGCTTTTACCTCAACGGGGTTAGCTGCAATAAGACAAAACATGACTACGCCGCTAATTGCCAAGACTTACTCGCATCCAAGCCCATCCATTTGCTCCACTCTGCATAGTAGTGGCGCATACCAACTTCATCGTGAATGGTGCTGTTCTCGTGTCGTCCGTGCAGGATGTTACGAGGTTCAGTTCCCTCGCGCATTGTTGTACCCTGACCAGCTACGCCTATGAGGTCTTCGTGCAGGTTACGCCCAAACGGACCCCAGATAGAATTGTGGTGCTTGATACGAGTCTGCCGTTCCTCTGGGGTATCCTTTTTAAGACCGTATCCGCGAAACTCAATAAGAACCTTGTTTGGCCCAAGAGGTGTAACGCTGTCGCTTCGATAAGCACTACCGCGAAGGTTAAAATTATATCCGGGGAACAGGTCAACCATGTACCACTGATTGGGTGGCAGGTTAGGGAAACTAAGCTCTCCTCTATCCTCAAACCCATCGTACTCCTCGTAGTTAACGGTGAAGCTGCTAACATTAACATGTCCGTTATCGAATGGTATGTTCTTTCTAGCAAAGTATTCATCGTTAAACCCTGAGACACGATTAAAGTAGTGCATGAAATCGTGATAGAACTCGCTGTTGGTATCGTGCCACAGCTTGTAGTTTGTATCTATTACTGCCTTGTGGTAGTGAAAGACTTCCATCTCTTCAGTGTCGATGGCATCCGCAATGCAGTCGAATGCGCCACCTGTCCACTCTTCAACACTCTGAGTTGGGTTAGGGTCCAGTGTAACCCAAACCATACCACCATGTTTTACTTCCGTATGAAGTTTTACAAAGTCTTCCATTAAAAATTCAACACGAGACATTGACCCAGAAGGTGCAGTATGTTTATCTGTGTTAATATAGCCTTGAATGTAGTCGCCATTGTTTATAGCTATTACAAGTTTTCCCGCAATAGAAGTAGTTCTAAAATTACCTGCTTCTGATAACTCAGACGTATGGCACATGGGAACCCACACCTTAGAGAAGATGTTTTCCTGTTCCTGTTTGTAGATGTCGTGACTAGAGTAGATTGACGAACTGATGTACTCTACTTTGGGAGTCTTTACCCAATCCTTGTGATTGCGTGGTGGCATCTAAGCTTTTTTCCTAGCAAAATATGATTTCATTTTTTTGTGAATATCTTTATTCAAAGGGACATTACCCCTGTATGCACCTTTTTTACCTTCTTCAAATTCAATAACAGGATTTTGAAAAGTAAAAGGCTTCATACTGTGTTCTCGTTCTTTTTGCTTTTCTTTAGAATCATCAGCAGGTCTAGGTTGTCTGTATCTCATTAATCAAATAATCCTTTTACAATTTCCATACCCTTTTCTAAATAACTTTTTTCTGCGCTGTCTGCCGCTTTACGCCCTCTCATATTTAAGTTTTTTTTAGGTACTACGTAGTTTTGAAAAGCACCTCCTACAAACACAGCATCTCTCCCATTAACTTTTCTAATTTCCATCTTTAACTTTGCCACCCTAAAACTCCCCTGCTCTCATCGCGTCCGAAAGTTTAACGGCCCTCGAACCCACTTGCTTCGCCCATCTGGAATCCAACATTTCGATAGATGCTATTTCGTAGTTACCATCGTAGACTGCACCCCACATATTCTTAAACTTACACAATCTGGGAACCCCCATGTTGAATGCCATGTCCATAAGTATCAACTGTCTTACACTATCTAGGTCTTCGACGCAAGGGTGAACTCGACACAGTTCGTTTTCAACTATGCGAATGTCATTCATGGCAAGGTAACGAGCGTCGGCTTCGGTAATACCGTGTTCGTAGACTACATCCATGTTGGGAATGTCCATGTAGTCTAGCTCTTCTTTAGTGATGCCTCTGTCCTTGAGGTTGCGACCAATGCCGATAGTTTCGATGCCCAGACTGTCTTCATACACTGTAAGCACCATACCCTCATGGTGAATTAGTTTATCTAGGAAATGGTCTGTTCTGTATTTCATTTGGCTTTACCCCAGCTAATTATTTCGTCAATGGTTCGTCCACACCCGATACACTTAACTCGTTCCTTGTCCAACACACAAATTCCCTTGCATGGACTTTTATTTTCTTTTGGAGTCACGCGGCCTAGTTTCTACAGTGTTACTTGACTCGTGGCCCATCCACACAGCAAAAGCCCCCGTCATAGCCCCTACAACCGTTGATACAAACGCAGTTTGCTGGGTCGTTGCACTCGCACCTAGAGCCATGAACCACTGTACCACCTGATAGCTCATCAGTGTCATTGCCAGCATCATTAGTCTTGGGAGGATTCGCCATGCTAGTATTTTTTCCATTGTGTACGTCATTTCTTACCAAAGAACTTTGTCGCCGACCTGACTCCAAAGCTTGCAGCAACAATAACGCCCAAGCTGTACTGGTACCATTCAGGCATTTGCTCCAATTGTTGAAATCCGTTTGCAACTATTTCTTCCATTCCCGGCACAAAGGCCATAACTAGGGGTATACTAAATAAAACTGTAAGCCATTCGTCCTTCCAAGATGACTGGCTACCCTTCGCCATCTCCAAGTCCCAGTCAATCTCACCAGTGGCTTTCTTTTGCATGACGACAGCTTCGGCTTGTGCTTTAGCTACCTTAGTTTGTGCATTAGCTTTTGTCTGTTCTACTTTGCCTGACATCCATGTGCCAGCAATTTCTGCAATTGGTCCGATTAGTAAGTTTAACACTTCCACCTCTTTCGCGCTTGACGTAAGCGACTGTTAGGGTCTTTGGCTGCTTTAGGAAACTTCTTCATCTGTCCGGCTGACCTTGCACAGTAAGACTTGCGGCGTTTAGCTGCCTTGCTTCCCGGCTTGACCTTTCCGGTAACAGCAGTCTTTAGCTTGCTACCCGGATTGGCTCTTCTGTGAGCAGCTACACCTTTAGCTGTCATACCCGCACCAGACTTGGTAGGGCGATAGTTTGCACTCTTGCCCTTAGTAGTCTTTCGTATAGGTTTGTCTCTAGGTGGTGGCATTACTTATGAACTTTCTGTACTTCAAATGAAGCATTCTTAACTGCTCCCTTATGAGGTTTGTAGTCACCCTTCATAAGTTTGTAGCCTTTACCTGCTTTCATCCAGTGAAACCCCTTTGGGGCGGGTACTGATTTTTTCATCAGGCTTTCTTTCTTTTTGCAGGAGTTCG